TGTTCTTCTCCCTGACTGCAAGCATCAACTCAGGGATGAGGGTCTTGAGCTTGATGCGGTCGTAGACGAACTTGGTTGACTTGCCAAATTGGTCAGCCATTTCCTCAACGCTCATCCCTTTCTCGTAGAGTTTAGCAAATGAGAATGCCTCCTCTATCGGGTCAACGTCCTTGCGCTGAAGATTCTCGCTAATCATAGCGATGTAGGCCTCATCGTCTGACATTTCTCTGACAATGGCTGCGATGCGATTCCACTTCTCAGGTTTCTTAGCCTCGAGGAGTTTCATGGCTCTATATCTGCGCTCGCCATTGACTATCTGATACATGGTTGGGGAGGAGACTACGTCGCTCCCCTCCAAACGGTCAAAGTATTCGATAGGCCTAACAAGTATTGGTTGCAGTAGGCCTATCTGCTCGATGCTGGTTGCCAACTCTTGCAGGTCGGCTGCATCAAAAGTCTTGCGGGGGTTCTCCGGATTCACCCGAAGCAACCCCAATGGGATGTTGTCGTTAATCATGTGTGATATTTTAAAGATTTGACTTACGGAATAGAAATACATTGCCTTGTTTACTCCAGGTCACGCTGCGGTCGATACTCAAGAATCCACGGCGGGCGTCACCTCTACCGGAGAGAAACCGTTGAGGGTGGTGTAATGTGGAATATTGAATCGTTGCCGGATGCGTTCCTTGGTGTCGGCATCCGCTTTCTTGAGCCATAGGATGAGGAACCTATGTTTTCCGTCCTCGGTAGGATTCATTCTCGAAAATGATTGATGTTACCATTTCGCGCAAGCGGTCATACACTCGCACGCCATATTTCTCTCTGAGGTCATCGGCTTCGAGATTGGTGGTAATGATTGTCAACCTCTGCATCTCGTAGCGTTCATGTATCATGTCGATGATGGGTGTGTGTGGCTGTCCGTAGTCAATCACCTCTCTCGGTTCTTCGCCGAGGTCATCAATGATTAGCATATCGGTCTTGCACGCATCGTCATACTCTGACCCTTTCTTGACGAATATCCGGCAGATGTTCTTGGCGGTGTAGAGCTCGAAGTATTTCCGTTTTGAATATCCGTACTCTTTTTCTGTTACCAAGCCTACGAGCCAGTTTATCGCCTGTGCCAATGAAGTTTTCCCATTTCCGCATAAACCGCATAACAACAATCCGGGGGTTCCGCATGGGTCAATGAGCCATTTAGCTGCGGCTTGGATGTGCCGCTTTGTGTCCGCGTCGAACACAAACTCACGACCTCGGTACTCGACAACTGCTTTCATGGCGGAATAGATGCCGTTGCAGGCATCCTTCTCAGATATTTCGAGGCTAAAGCGTTCCCTTGAAACCTTTACGGCTCTTAGCTGTCGGCTCAGTGCCTCTACGTTCTGAAAATCGATCTGATTGGTTAGTCGCATTTGAATGTGATATTGTTTTTTGACGGTCCTCCTCGTCGGATATCCAATTATTGGCTCGGCTGTCCCAACGGGTGATGCGTCTGTTGTGAGTGTCTCGCCAGCCGACGGCTTCAAAATAGTCGAAGAAGCGTTGCGCCGCGCCTTTCCAATCGTCTAACCTTTCAGAAGCTTTTTGCTCGAAGTAGGCAAAGACCTCTTCGATGGTTGGAGTGATAGGCTGTTCGGTAATAGACTTGGTTTTTCGTTTCTTCTTTTCCTCTTTATCCAAATCTGCAAATAGTGATTGCTCGTGCGGAGAACAAACATCGTCAGATGTTTGTGTATTACACTTACTATACTTAGTATTAGTATATAATATATTATTATTATAAAGAGGTGTAACCGCATTTTTTTCGGGATTTGTGTTACTTTTTGTGTTACCCGTAGGTAACACAAATTGCGTTGTGTTACCTTTTGTGTTACCTTTTGTGTTACCTTTTGTGTTACCTTTTGTGTTACCTACGGGTAACACAAATTGCTTAACTAAGTTTTTATCAGTAACTTCCGCTCCACATAAAAGATAGATTGTTGGACCGCTACCTCTTGCATCGATGAAGTCTATCAGACCTCGCTGTTTTAGCCTATTCCTTATCTCTACAATTGTCTTGCGTGGCATCTCAAACATTAATGAAATTACCTTCGTCTGCAATTTAAAGGGGTTACTCCATTCATTTATCTTGTACTGTTCTATCAAGAAATCGTAGAACGCTGTGTCGCTAAATGGGAATGGTTTAACTGAGTACTCTTGCCAAAACTTGCTATGTAAAATAGAATCGGGTGATTGTGTCATCGGTATAGTGGGTATTTGGTCAACGCTTGTGTGATGTAGTGTTGCGTGTCTGCTCTGAGGTAGCCACAGACAGCGGTGATGAATTCGAGTAAACCATGACAGACTACATACGTGCTGCCATGTCGTTCAACCAGCTCTTGCCATGCTTTCTGCTCCTTGCTCTGATTGCCGGCGGAGGAACCCTTGCGCTTCGGGACTTTCATCTCCAAGCAAAGGGATGCCTTGCCACCACTGGGATGCAAGAGAATGAGGTCTGCGACCCCTTTCACTTGCCCCTCATAATTCATGGTGGCTCCGGCTCTTCCTCCTCTCCAGCCACCATTGGGCACGGAGAATAGCAAGTTAGCAACCTGTGGAAAGGTCATCCGAAACCAACATACACATATATGCTGTATCTTAGATTCCGAGTAGCCTTTCTCAAGTTCCATGATGTCCTTCTCAGTCATTTTTATCACACTGATTTAACAATTTCACTATCTGCTTGCATCGGTCAACATTTTTGGGTTGACTCTCGAAGGAGGCTATTGGTTCGTATTGTGAGCCAAACAAGCCTATGGAGTATTTGAGGATGTAAACTTTACCATTGCGCTGTAAGAGCTTGAAGTGTTTCATAAGCGGTCTTTAAATAGGTTCATGGTGATGTTCACTATATCCTCTTCAATCTGTGTGGTGGTGCCTGTCACCTCGTTGGCGATATCCTTCTTGGACTGAATCACGGAGTACATATACTTGTCGATGGTCTTATCACCGAGGAAGTAGTAGCAGTTCACGTTATTCTTCTGCCCGTTTCGGTGGGCACGATCCTCGGCTTGCTCGCAGTCGGAATAAGTCCAAGGGAACTCTATGAACCCGACACGAGATGCAGCCGTAAGAGTCAAGCCCGTACCGCCTGAGCGATAGTTGAGGATGATTAGTTTGCACTCCGGGTCATTCTGAAAGCGGTCAACAGCGTTCTGTTTCTGAGCCACGTTGTCGGCTCCGGTGACTGTCACCGCATCAGGAAACTCTTTCTTGAGTGCCTCCACAACCTCTTTCAGATAGGCGAATAGTATCAACTTCTCGCCTCCGTCAATAATGTCGTGGATGAAGTCGCTAACGGCTTTGATTTTGCCCCTCGCCGCTATCGCTTTGAGGATGCCCATCTTCACCATTATCTGACCTCTCATCGCCCTTGCTATCTTGTCATCGTTGGCGTTCTTGTAGGTGCGGAGGTATGATAGCACATCCCGTTCGGCATCCTCATACTCCTTGCGGTTGGTAATGTCGCAAGTGATGTATTGTCGTGTCTTCTCCGGTAGCTGTGTCAGCACTTTTTGCTTCTCACGCCGAAAGAAGCAGGAACACCATAGCCGGTAGTTGAGTTCTTTGAGGTTGGAGGATTGCTTGGGACCATCACAATAGCGGTTGTAAAAGTTTCTATACCCGCCGAAGTCATCTAAGCGCCCAAGGATTCTGAGCTGCTGGATGAGGTCTGTGTTATTGTTAACGACAGGCGTTCCGGTCAACTCAAATATCCATTGTTTGCCTTTACAGATGCCTTCGACGTACTTCGATTGCTGAGTCTTGCTGCTCTTGCATTTATGGGACTCATCTATTATGACTGACTTGAACAGCTTAACTCGTTCATCAAATAGTATAGAGCGTAGAGTGAACTTCTTGGAATCTTTCATGCCAATCACGAAGAACTTCTTCAAGCTTTCGTAGTTGGTGATGAATACCGATGATAGTGCCTCACCATTGGGCAGCTTCATCTCGTAGTATCTATGCCAATTAGTCTTGTTCTTGTCATCAAGAATAATGGCATTGATGCCGGCGAACTTCTTAAATTCTCTCTGCCAATTGATTTTCAATGCGGCTGGACAGATTACCAATGTAGGAAATGGTTCTCCGTACTGTTGCGCCTCATTGTGTGCCTTTACCACCGCGCATATCGCCTGAAGTGTCTTGCCCAGGCCTGGCTGATCCCCGAAGATGCAGCGTTTGTTTTCGAGCGCGTAACGGACACCCTCCAACTGATATGGATAGGGATTGAGCAGCATATAATGCTCTCCAACGAACTCTTTCATCGGGGGCACCTCAAAAGAGATTGTTCGGTTCTCGTTACGTCTGGCAACGTACGTTACGAACTTCATCTTGACCGCCCATTGGGCAAAGGCCTCAACATACCATTGAGCATCCCTACCTTGGGGGTACAGTTCTGACTTCTTCTGTACCACCCATTCCTTTTCAATTGAGTTCCATCGTGGCTTCTCCGGAATACGCTTGATGATTTCTATCATCTTCGCGTTGTACTCAAACTGAAGTCGGAAGTTGGAGGGAGTCTCTGTGATGTAGATGGGTTTCATGACTCGGAGTCAAGAGAACCGGCATCTTCTGTAGGAGTAGGCACAAATAGATCTTCTAAGTCATCGAAGTCTATCTGTGTCTGAGCCGTCTTGTATTTCTGCTCGAACAGGTATTTGTAAACCTCATCGAAAAATACCTTAACAGCATTGGCAAACTCTTCAGTCATCGCCCAATAGGTGTCACCCGTACTGATGGCTTGTGCCGGCGTCTTGATCTCGATGATGTTGTTACTTGCCAAGCAACGCTTACCCAGCAGGGTTGCCGTTGGAACGCCTGAGGCGCTGTAACCCTTAATCACTCCGGTAACATCCATCTTGCGTAGAAGTTCGTTGTTCTCGGGTCCATACAGGGCGCCCCAATTGATGTAGTTAGCTTCGCGTTGTTCGGTCAGTTCTGCCATGTAAGGCACCAATGCAGCGAGCGCATCGCGGAGGTCATTGTGGGCTTCTACGATGCCCTTGATGTTAACCTCTCTGTTCTGCTCGTCTATGTAGGTAGCGTTAACGAACCCCTTAGAGGTCAGCTGCGCTTTCGTTATTAATATTTCCATGATTTATCGGTTTTTGTAGTCGGCAATGAAGTCCTGAGCAAAACGGTCGTTAGGCAATGGCAGGTTGATCCCAAACTCGGTAGCAGCATCGGCTTTCACTTTTTCGAGGAACATACTGAATTGCGTTGTGTTGAGTTTTTTTGTCTCACCAACTGCCTCAAACGGTCGGTTGCCGATGTTGACTATACGAGTCAAGAATTTGCGCTTGTAGTAGTCATGGAAGTCCTCTTTCGGTTGTCCGGTAGCCTCTTCCATGCAGGTGAACCAC